TAGTATCATACCATTGATCAACATTAGGATTTAATGAAGCATCACCAAGATATTGTATAACAACAAATGGATTAGGATTAATAGTTTTTGTAGCAAATGCATTATGAGCATAAACTATATTAGTGTATGGAAGAGTAACAACATCGCTATTATTAACATATCCAGCAATATCTCTTTGATAATCTCTACTATAAATTTCTGTTAATTTGAAACTCTCTTCCTTTACTTGTGGTCGTAGGACAGATTGTTGTGCATCAACAGAACATTTATAATCTATAGATTTAAGATTACCAGCACTGTGTGATTCGTAATTATCAACAACAAAGCCACTCTTAACTCTATCAATACCAAGAGCATCTTTAACCTGCATGTTTAATGCTTGTTGCTCTAATATACTTAAAGATGTGTAATATTCTAATCTTTCAATTCTCTTCTCAAGTTTACCAATATCTTTCATTGTATAACGCTTATTATCCACAGGGATAATTCTTACATCCTTACTTGATCTAGTGAAAGCAGGGATATACATGTAATACAATACAATACCATCCTCAATCATCTCTGGTTTAGATGGATTTAAAGAGGAATTACCAGTCTTGATTACAAAATCACCTTTCTTGTTTAAAAATACACCATCAATCCTATCAAGATATTGTGACTCTGTGAAGGAAACAGTATATGGAAGTAACTTACTTGATGCTGGAGTACTAGAAACAGAACCACCAGGACCAGTGAAGTTGATATATTCAGTTTGAGATAATATAGAAGTATCTTGGAAACCAGAAATAATAGCAGTAGAATCTACTTTAGGACGGAAATCAAGAACATTCCTTAAATTAACAATACCATGAACAGTAGAGTTGAAAGATGGAACATCATCAGCAACAACACCATCTTCATGAACATATGAATCAACTGTTGCAAAATCACCTTGAGAATGCTCAAAGTAATCGAAAGCAACAACAACTTGACCAGTTGGTGCTTGGAATCCTGGTTTTAATACAAGTCTAGAAACATCATAGAATGTATCTCTTTGTCCATCATCAAAAGTAAATCTATGTGTTATATCAGTACCTACAACTAAATTACCATTAACATCAACTGTAGGTGGTGCAGATGTAGATCCTTCGTATATGTACTTAATATCATAAACATCAGAATAAGTATAAGATTCTGTGCTATCACTATCATAATCAATACCTCTCAAAGGTATTACTTTATCACCAGCAGCAGTAATAATAATTCTCTTATTAGATACAGAACTCTTTGTTTTTGGTTTTGCTTTACTTATCTCTAATGTTGCAGTTAATTTAAGTTTAGGGAAATTTGATACAGTGTTTCCAAAATGATTCTCTGGGAAGGTTAATGTCATACTTCCTGATGACAAACCAGATGTTGGATCAGAAATATTCTTTGTATCTACAAAATCTGGTGAAACGTAAATAACATCTCCTGTTTCAATATTATTTGCATCACCCTTATCATGTACAGTAATTAAGAAATCATTCTCATTAAATTCAGAGAATCTCTGTGTACCAAAACCAAGTTGTGCAACGAAAGTTATGTTACCTCCAGTAGCAGTACCAGGAACAACAAAATCTCTTCTAATATAGTACTTAATTTGTGTATCTTCTGAATTCTTAATTAAACTACCAACCTCTTTACTTCCTGTTGGAAATATTAATGTAGAACCAGTTCCACTAGAAACAGTTGGACGCAATCTTACTACTGATTCTGCTGTAACATTATCTGGTAATGCAAAATTTATATTAATTCTTGATTTATTAGTTCCTTGTGGAAGAGTGGCACTTTCAACTACAAAACGATTGATACGACTAGTAGCATCACCAGCACCAGGAGATGACTCTGGTATTACAGAGTTGAATTGAATGATATCACCTTGTGTTACAAATTCAGCAGCATTAGCACTGAATCCATTACATTCAATATACCTATACCCTTCCTTACCAGAGAATGTGTACTCTGTTACTGCTTTAGTTTCTGAATAATTAGAATCAATAGTTTCTATATCAGCACTAAATTTCTTTCCATCACCAAATGTTGAATACAATGATTTAACACTTTGAGAACCATATGTAACTACGGTATCTCTAAACAAAACAGGTGTAATAACAGCATCAGCACCATTAACAGGATTATCTGCAGGATCAACAACAACTACTGTTGGTGGAATGGAATATTCTACAGAAACTGCATCACGATTATTAATTTCTAATTTATATAAAGTACCACCCAATTCACCAACAGAAATATCAGATGTTTCATATGAAAGACCATTAACTTCGACTTGATGAGTAAATGAGTAACCAGTTCCACCTTTATTAACAATAAAGTGAGATAGTGTATTTTCTCTAGCAATCCTTAAAAGACCACCTTCTTCACTAACAATTGTTTCACCTGGAACAAAACGTCCAGATAATGTTTTTATTAAAAGACTTTTACCTGAAGAAAGATATCCATTAGTATCACCTTCTATTACACCATAAGCACCACTCTGTGATCCTGTAATATACTTACCTGGTGTAAAATCACTAGTAACATTAGTATCTACTATTAGTTTTGTGAAAAATACTGGGTTGAAATATGATAGATTAAATAAACCAGTATAAGGAGTCTGACCACCTGCTGTTCTTCCTCTGGATACAACTTTATCAGTATCAGGATTAAATCCTTCTGGTCTCTTTAATAATGAAAAATCTTTAGGTTTAGCAACACCAACCAAAGGAATAATAGTTTCGTTGTAATCAGAAATATATCCTATAGTATTGGCAAGAACATTTCCATCAGCATCACTTTTTGTCTTAAAAAGATCTCTTCTTCTGGTGCCTTGATTCTCATCATACTCAATTAAAATAGTATCCAAATAATCCTTTCTACCATAAACAACTAACTGAAGAGACGGAGTAGATCCAAGTTCTGGTCTAATAACTTTTGCCAAAGCAAGTACTTCTACTGATCCTGTATCTGCTACTCCATTAGATGCTGTTCTGGATGTAATAAAGTGTATATTACGTAAATCGGGTATAGAACCAGTTGGATTAACAATACTAGCATCACCAATATCATCTGTTGGAATAGCAGGAGTTATGTATATAGTTTTAATACCAAAATCCTTATCAAAACCCTTACCTCTTCTATCAATAGTCTGAATATAATTACCATCATCTTCAGTATTATTAGAACCTACCGTACCATCATTATAGGTAGAATTTAGATATACTGTTGGATATGCTGTTAGATCTGCTCCCTCTGCATTTAAAGGAAGAGTATTATAAACATTAGTAAGTGTAAAACTAGATAATCCAGTAGATCTAATAGTAACATTATCTCTAACTAAAGTATCTCTTGCTTTATCTAATTCTAGATACTTCGTTTCTTTATTAACAATCTCATATCCACGAACATATCCTTTACCAGGACCAACAGTTGCTACTAATTTTCCACTAGCTTCGCCTGGTGTTATGTTATTTACTGTACCAGTAGCATCTAATGAATATACACCATTATTACCATTATTATAAAATTCTCTTACATCAATATCAAATTTATCTACAACATAATCACCAGACTCATCATATGTTCTTCTAGCAATAGTTTTCTCTAATAAAGAATAATCTGCTTGTTTAATTTGACGTTGTATAATACCATTCTTAACAGTAAGAAGTTGTATAAAATTCTTATCTGGGGTTTCATCATAACCATACTTAATAACTTCAAGATCTACTTTTAATCTATGTGCTCCTGGAGCAGCATAGTTTGAAGATCCAAAAGAGTTATCATATAAGGTAATATCTTCTTCTGGTGATACTAATGATTCAGTTACTTTAAATCCTACTTTAACAGATGGAGTATTATTGTATCCATCAACAACAATTAATTTAGCACTATTTCTTACAAAAAATCCATTAACAAAATAAACACCTTCTTCAACCTTTACTGCAGCAGCATATCCCATTGCACCACTTTCAACAAAAGTGACAGCACCAGTATCAGGATTTGTTACAGCAACATTGGTAGGTAGAACACTACCGTCGGTTCCAACAACAAGCAAAGGAGAATTAACACCATCAACCACTTCCAGTGTTTCACCTTGTCTAAAAGTCTCTTCATCACCTGATGCACCAGCAGTTAAATATTTAACATACAATGTATCATTATTATTCTCTGTCTGTTTAGAGATAGCAAGAATGAGAGCGACTACACCAGACGATAACCCACTAACTTTCTGTCCAACCAAACCATCGATATCATATTTTTGGTATATGATTTCACCATCAACATTTACAGCAACTTCTGAAACAGAAGAAAGCTTGACAAAATCCAGTCTCTTATTGAGACCTACTTCACCAGGAACTACTAAATCGCCTTGTTTAAAACGATATTTACCATAACTTTCAACTTGATTCTGAAGTATGGATTGAAGTGTGTTTAATTCTCTACCCTGAACAGGATAGGAAGGTCTAAACAGTACTTTATAAAAATCTTTACTTGAATCGTAATCGTCGAAATAAGGAGCTGCTTTAATATTAGTCTTCTGTGGCATTGTATTATTCTACCGTCTGGTTTAGGTTAACAAAAATCAGAATTCAATGACTAATTTTATATCCTCGATCTGATCAGCAGCTCTAGTAATTAGTCTTCTGTTTTCAATGTATATTAGGTCTCCACTGTTGTTCTTCACTTCTGGATTTGCTAAACCATCAGTAAATGTACAACCAGACAACTGTGTACCATTTGCAAGTGCTGTATCAATAGTTCCAGGAGAAGCAGATTGATCACCACTAATGGTATTTCCTGCGTCAGAAACAAATCCTCTAACAACACCACCATCTGTATGATTATCAGGTGACTGGAAATACTTTAACACTCCACTACCAGGTGTACCTGGAGTAGGTGTAGGACTACCAGCATCTAGTACCCATGATACAACCTGACCTTTAGCAGTACCACCAGTAACTGTTTGTGAAATTGTTTCATCAGGAATAAAGTCTCCTGTAGCAGATGAAATCTTAACCGCAAATAATCCGTTAAGTGTATCTGTATCAGCATAAGCACCACCTGGTTTTAGTGGATCCTTAACGATACCAATACGACGGAAATCATTATCAACAGGGAAGTCGCCAGCATTCTCAATGAATGTCAGACGAATATTTGTCATTACTCTTTTTGCATTTAATTCAAGTTCTAAATCAGAACCATGTCCTCCTTGAGGTGAAATAACTGCTTCAATATTAGCGTTTCCTGTAGGTGTTACTGCTTGTGATGATGTTAAAGCACTATCAGTAAACAATCCAATTGCTTCTGTACTACCTGCAGTACCTTGTGGAACTCCAGTTATAATAGGTACACTACCATAAGTATATCCACTACCAACTGCATGCATAGAAACGCTATCTACAACACCTCCAGAAATAGCAACAGCAACAATACCACCAGTACCATCTCCAACAACAGGAGCATAGTAAGTAGCATTATTAGGTCCTAAAGCCACACCAGCATCTTTAACTAGTGCAACATCAATTGATCCGTCAACTGCATTTGTTTCGGTATCAGTTCTTGTTGTCTCACCAGATGCATTAATTGGCATAAAGTCTGTTGAAAGGAATGCCAATACATCATCAGTAGGAATAGTATAAAGATACTTCCAAACATAATCACCACCAGGTGAAGTAAAAGTACGAGTACCAGTATCATATGTTCCTAATCCAGCAGAAGGAGTAGTCATTGGTTCATGTGTACTATCTACACCAGCAGGATTTGCTGGACTCTCACCATTGTAAAGACACTTGAATACTTCATACTTCTGGTTCATTGTATAGAACTTCGCATTAGCAATAGAACTAGCACCAGTTGCAGATGTAATACCAATTTGACCGCCACCTGCAGGTGTGGAAGAATAATTAGGCTTCCACATATCAAACTTTGGATGAACCCCTGTATCCCACTTATACTTTCTAACTACTGATCTTGCATGAGATGATGAAATTCTTTTGGCTGCTATTATATCATCATAAATATCATATTTTTCTCCTTGGTTGTCTAGAGGTACAGGAGGAACATCCTCTCTAGAATAACGATAAACCCCAGATTGTGCTGTAACCCCAGTATCCGAAGAACCATCATATCCTTTAATTTCTGATCCTAATGTAGGAACAGCAGTAGGTAGAGGACCAACACTTGATAAAATTAAACTGTTTGGTAATACCTTGGAGATCGTTGCAGTAAATGTTGCAGCACCCCAGTTAGCACCAACATATACAGACTGACCTGCAGTGAATGATCCACCATCCACTGAAAGTATCTCTAAATATGAGTCCCACGCTTGGGGTCTACCCACAAAGAAATACATTTTCGATCTTTGTGCATCTTGATCGTCAGTTCCTTCCGTTAAGGATTCAAGAAACTGTTTCGCATTAAAAATTCTAAACTTTTCGGAAATTATAGCGGCCATTGAAATATATCGATACGGGGTTTATTTCTGTCTTATTTATATTTATACTGCGTCAATTATACTTACCTAGAGTTCTGAAGTAATCACCAGCAAGATGATCCTCTTCAGTAGTTCCGTTAACTCCTCTCGCAGTAATAATAAAACGATCCAAGTTAACAGTTCCATCATATTCTACAACTTCTTTACCAACTAGTAATTTACCAGATGATGGGAAGTTTGCAGTACTACCAGTGATATACAGAAATGTATCACCGATATTGAATGCTTGATCTAGATTTCCACCTCTATCATGAATAGAAGGGATACCTGGATTAAACAATACACCACTTGATGTTATAGAACTATAATCAATGGTGTAGTTCTCCATCCAGTTGTGTGGATTTTGATTTATAGCAAGGAATGGATAGAATATCTCAAATTGTTCAATATTAATACCTGAAACATTAAACTCGCCGTGATCCATAAACAGATACTCCATAAATGTAGCAACTGTTGTACCCAGTTTACCTTGTGTGAATAGAGAACTATTCTCAACAGGTTGTTCAAGCATATCAATCACACCTGATTGTTTATGCTTTGTAATGTGATTCACGTATGTTATATATGTCGGATTAACAGGAACTGTTAATTGTAATCTGGATTTAGAAGATCCAAAAGAAGACATAGTTTTTGGTTCTGGTGGTTGTGGTGTTATAATTTTGGTTATAAACTGTTCATGTGCTTGGAATGTAGTATTCCTTACAGGCATATGCCAACGATGTAATGTAACCAATAATGATACCATCGGAGAAACAAGAGAAACCTCATGATTCAAAACTTCATTTTTCCACAAGAAATCTTCAGAAGATACACCTGCAATATTCGCTCCTGCTAACCCATTAATAACAATTTCGAAAGAAGATTCAAAAGTATCATTCTTTCTAATAATATCATATCCTCTAGAGACAACACATCTAGGTGCTTTCTCATAACCACTACCACCATTAACAAGAACAATATCTAAAATTTGACCACCATGAACTAATACTTCTGCTTTTGCTCCACCACCTTTACCTTCAACTGGTATAAAGTTAATAACAGGAGGTGTATAATAATGATAAGCAGTTGGATTTAATAAAATATTATTCTTGAAGAATAAATCAAGATCTCTTTTATTCCAAGATAGATTGGTAATAACTCCATCCTTAACTGCTGCTGTTACAGTAAATCCTTCTCCATATACATCACCATTATATTCGGTTGCTTTAACTTTAGCAAAGAAACTATTAGAAACCGCTTCACCAATATTATATTGTTTAGATTTTGCAATTAATGGTGTACTGGTAACTTCACGCCAATCAAATTCACCATCAATTTTAATAATATCCCCTTTCTTGAGTGAAGGATGTTCTTTTATTATTTCTCCTCTGTATTCATAACTATCTGATATATCAGTAGTATTCAACCAAGGAATAATATTACTTTCCATTCTATTAAGAAGTCTCTCACCTGATGAATTGGTGTTATATGAAACATTGAAAGATGTTACAGAAAGTTCTAAATCATTACCATCTCCTCTGGTAACAAATATTTTATTACCTTCAACAAACTCTATATTATGGGATCTCATCACCAATTCCCATTCTGTACCAGCATTTTTTTGAACTTCGATAAGATATCCCCAAGATTCTTTTACTCCATTAATGATTTGATAAGCACTAGTGGGATTTGAAGAACTAGGACCATACCATGAACTAAATTCATCGTATTTTCCATCAATAGTAATAGTAGTCCTATTGTAGAATACATCTTGTTCGTGATCAAAGAAAGTTAAAGTAGGTTCGTAATCTTTACCATAGAAATAAAGAATATTAACTTTAGCAGTTGTATATGAACCATCAGATTGCAAAGCATACTCCAAAGGTCTGTTGAATATTATACTAGGTCCAACAATTCTATAAGATTCTAAATGACGTTGTAACACACCATTAACAAAAACATAAGCATATAAAGGATCATCAAAAGTCTTGACACGATTATTTTCATCAAGAATTAAATAAGAATTTGCAGTACTAAAAGGTATTATATTTTCATCTATATGTAATCTCACATATGATCCTACAGTATGACCATGGAAATGCTGTTCACCCTGCAATGCATCAGGTACTCCTTCATACAAATCTGCAAAATTCTTTGGTGCTTTCTTAAAAATCAATCTATCTGTCTTATTAGCACTAACAAATCTCCTAATAGTATAAGAATCTTGTAACAAGATAGCATCAAGGTATAATAATAAGTTTTCATTTAGATCAGTTTTAACAATAGAACCATCTTCCCAATAAAGATCAAAATTCTTCTGTCTACCATCAAATTGTTCTGTTATATTTTTCAATCTCTTTAGATAACGAGCGTTATTAGTATCTTCTCTAAATTTAAATGCCTTACCATAAAATGAAACTGCAGGAATAACCACACCCTCTTCAGTTCTTTCTCCCAATGGTGCCTCATAGAATTTTATTTTATTTCCAGTAATAGTATATGTTCTTATAGGTTGTTGTACAATACCATCAAGAGATATCATCAACTCTTGTTCGTTATAAGGTGTATAAGAAGATCCTGTTTCTTTATCTTTAATAGTAAATTCTGTAGTACCAACACTTTGTCCTGTATCACTGTGAAAAACACCATCGAATGCTGGGGATAGAGTAATCTCTCTAATCCTAGTCATAGTCTCATCAAATGCATCAACAGATACAGATCCAAGACCCCTTTTAACATTAATATTAGCAGAACCTATAATAGTTTCTGTGATTGTTCTAGATACAGATGATGATGTTATTTTAGGTGTTGGAATACAAAGATATGTTGTTACATTTTGAGTATTATGCTGATCAGGAGTCATTCTATTAGAACCTTCCGATTCCAAATAGACTTCACCAAACATCTTAAATCCAGCAGGATGTGTGGTATCTTTTAAAGCATTTCTCCATTTATCAATAGGAGTTCTTGATCTAACTACATAAGAATAATCTTGATAGAAATTTGAATCAGTAACCCTTTGATTTAATGAACTAACTTTTCCTCTATCAGATGTAAATTTACCAATTCTGCTTTCTCTTGTTGTTATTATTGGTTTAAAGGAAGATTTTTTAATAGAAACAATAGTAGCAGTTCCTCCACGTTGTTTGTTATTAATAGGATAACCTTCTCTAAAGACTCCAGTAATTTTCTCTAACCGTAAAATGTTTATTCCTTTTTTCCAACCAGTTTTAGAAACTACACCACTTGCTACAACAATGTTGTTAACTTTCTGTTCTACAATCTCTCCATACTCAAAAGCATCATCATCAAATTGAGATAATACAAATGTGCTAGGTGAATTAAAAGAAGAAAGTATTGATTTATCATTATGATATTTTGAACCATAACGAACAAACCTAATACTATCTGGTTTACCTATTTCTTCAGATTCAAAGTATAATTTATTACTAGTTTCTATAACTTCTATAATAGGAGTATACGTATAACCAGATCCACTATTACTAATTTCTGCTTTAACAATAGTACCATTATTAACTAATAAATCAATACTTAAACCACTACCATCTCCAAGAATAATTGCTTTTGGATTCACATAATTAGATCCACCATTAAGTAACTCCAATTCAATTATTTTACCAGTAACAATATTCCTAACAGCATTAATTTGTGCTTTATGATCACTAGCAGGTACAACACCTTTTATTATAGGTAAGGTTTTATATCCAGATCCTAAATTATCTAATGTAACAGTAGCAATCTTACCAATAGATTTTCCAGTATATCTCATAGTACCAGTTCCATCATATTGTGGAACTGAATTCAAATTATAAACAAATTTATTAGGAGTTCTATAAATTATAGTTTTATTTCCAGCAAGAGGATCTTCCTGAACACTTAAGTAAGATCCACCAGTGTCAATATCTTCTGTAGTTAAGAAATAATAGTATGATATAAAATTAACTGCTTTTCTCTTTATGTCACCAATATTAGGACCATATCCCAACCTGATTCTGATATTAGCACCTGGATTTCCAGGTTCTATTAAACTCACTTCTTTTTCTTCAGTGAATATATTATAATTTGGACTAGTAGAAATATCAAGATAAGAACCAAGCATCGAAGGATGACTGGTGTCAAATTTATAAAAATAATACTTTCGAATCTGTAAAACAGGATTAGTTTCAAAATTAGTATTATCTGGAGAGAATTGTAACTTTTCTACCCTATCAAATGCTTTAGATATAGATACTAATTTTGCTGGGGTACTATGATCTTGGAATGTAGAAACATCAGTAATCTTTAATGGATTTGTAGCACCTTCATTAACAAAATCAAATGCTACTAGTAACCTATGTGTTTCATTATTATATGAAATAACTCTAGGATCATTTACTCCATTACCAAATATTTTATCATTGAAAGTAAATCTATATTCAGAATCATTAGAAGTAACAGAAGCACCTAATGAATGATTTACAATATCAGTGTTATTATATCCTCTTTCGAAAGAAACCTTTCTAGTATTTTGATCAATAGAAGATATTTTAACTAATTCATTATTAATTTTTAAAATATCTCCATTAGATAATGAATAAACAGTATCTAATATAGCATCAGTTCTTTCCGTACCTAATCCAATACTATTAACAACCAACAATGGTATCATAGGATTAGATGCACCAGATATTTTTGTAACAGATGCATCAGTAATAGTCAATATATCATCTTTTCTATATCCAGAACCAGCATCAGTAATCTCTATAGATGATATATTAGTACTATCACCAATAACTATTTTTGCTTTTGCTTTAACAACATCGGATCTAAATTCTGTGTGAGAACTAAATTCTAATTCTATATCAGTATATGTTCCTGCATCATAACCACTACCATATCCTATTAGACTAGATGAACCAATACCAGTATCATTAAGTTTGCCATTATAGTTTATTGGAATTAAATCTAATTCTTGGAATTTTTTACGTCTTACCCAATATGTTGATTCTGTTGTAATTTCATCTGGATCAATTTCAATATTAACATCATCACCTTCACCCATATTATGATTACCATCAGTTTCAAGAATAGCAATATTATCTTGAGCACCTACAATAACAATATCTTTACTTAATCTCTTGACAAGAGTTATCTCTGTTGCTGCAGTATTAGATATATCACTACTCTTTAAAATAGTTTCACCTACAGCATAATTAAGATGATCATCAAAATCACCACTTTCAACAAGGATGCGAACAGAATTCTGATTAGTTGTAGGAATTAATACTTTACCTGTAGCAAAAATATTATTTGTATTTGCTTTCTCTACTAAAGAAATAGTAGCATCTTTTGAATATGTACTGTCTTGAGATAATAAAAGACTAATAATATTAGAACTAGAAGTAATTGATTTATTTGAAGTATTAATACCAGTAGTTGTTACATCTGTTTCTGATTCAAACTTACCCTGAACGTTTCTAACAACAAATGAAGTTTCTTCTGTTGTATCACGTAATAATTCACCTGAAGCACCAGTAGATGCTTGAGTTATAATATCCCCTGCAAAAGAATATAATGGTGTTACAGAAGTAAGAATAGATGCTTTTACCTCTACAGATTCTATAGATTTGACTGGTTTACCGTATGTTGATGAAACAACCCCAGAAACACCTTCACCACCTGTATTAGTATCATCTACATATATCTTCGATCCAACCCCATAAATGGGTTGTGAGTCCTCTGCAGTAACACCAGAAACAGATCCTTCAGATACATTCTCGATAATAGCAACTTCATTCTCCCCATTCTTATTTGTACCATCAATAAACAATCTTTTTGCTTCTGGAGGTATAGCATCTTGCTTAACATTATACTCGTAATTTGATGCTACAGGAACTGAATAAAAATTAGTTCCTACAATATGTGGAAAGACAGAATTGTTATCTTCATCAATAGTTGTGTAATATGCATAAACTCCTTGTGGATACTCTGGTGTAACACAGAATCTACCATTGTTTCTATCTAATCTTGTTTTACCAGTTAATATATTTGGGATCCACTCATAATCATCAACAAATGTTCCCATTGGATACGGACCCGTATCCTGCACTGGACCTCCTTCTCTGGATGCTTTAAGAGAATATCCACTATTCATCCTAACAATGGTTGAATCCTTATCTAGGGGATCCTGATAACCATATGGACCATATATGGGGTGTCCATCATAGGCAAATCCAAGAATAGGAGAATGAACAAGGGTTTGTGTTTCTTCCAGTGTAGTTGATGTTAAATTATCACCTAATCTATAACGAAGTCTCTTTGGGTTACCAACAACACCATAAAACTTCTCATCAAGATTATTAGAAACAACCAATCCACCATTATCGTCTAAATTCTGGGTATTATCATAAAATCTATTCTTAACCCACTCATATATTGTTGATGTGGCAGTAGCACTACTATAAAGAGCGTCTGGTATAACAACTACTTTAATGTTTTCTTGAGTATAAAACTTACCACCATCAACTTTAATAACATCAATAATTTTACCTTCTGTAGAAATTACAGTATTATATTGAGCAAATCTTCCTTTACCATTATCATCAGTTATAATAATTGCTGGTGGAGATGAATAATATTCACCAGCATTAATAATTCTAATACTACTAACAGCACCAGATGTAACAACTGCTTGTAAATCAGCACCTCTACCTGAAACAATTTCAACAGATGGTGGTGCTGTATAACTATCCTGTGAAATAGATTCTACAGAAGTTACAGAATCTCCAGTAAGTATTGCTCTTGCCTTTCCAGATAAACCATTAAGTAAGACAAATGGTGGTTTTTGATATCCTGATCCACGTTTAGTAATACTAAATGAAGTAACTGGACCATAACTAATCAATTCACTATCTTTTACATTATAAGCAACAGTACCATCAACAAAAATACCAACATCACTCCTAGGAGTACTATACACCTCTGTTGTAGTAGTTACTGTTTTTGGTATCATCTTAAGTAACTGTGGATCAGTTAATGTATCTGATACATTTGCAGGTAAAATATCTGTTGAAGGATAACTAGAAGTTGCAATATAATAATACTGCTTATCTTCATACAATGAAGAAACATCAGCAATATAGTCGCTCAAACCCGTTGCTATAACTGGGTTTAGAGGTACTGATGGAGAAACAGCATTTACATTTACCTTCCATCTATAATTCTGTGCTAATTCATCATAAAGAACAGGATCTCTTGTTTCAAACCCTGGATTGGTAATTTGTACTCTATCACCTGCACGAGAATAAGGTGCTACCTCATCAATATCTAAACGAGTTAAAATTCCGTAAATTAATAAAGAAACAAAACCATTAGGAGTTTCAGCAAGTGCAGTGGAGTAATTATATACTTTATCTCCTACACCATGTGCTTGTGTAATATTTCCACGTTCTTCTATAGTAAATTGTCTTGCAGATTTAGAAGAATACTTAATTTTCTCACCATTAATAACAATAGCACCTTCATTGTCTTTCCATCCAAAAGTAGAATCAACAGTAATCAAATCACCTTGATTATCTCCAGAAGTAACTACTTTATCTAATGTAGTTTGTTGTGGAATAACAAACTCTCCATTCATACTAGATGGACTTATGATTAAATTAAAAAGTCCTGGACCAATTTGTACAACATTTTCTACAACTACAGAAGCATATGGAAGATTTGGTAAATTCTTATCTGCTTGTTGTATTATCTCTTCTCCAAGCAACCAATCTACATCACCAGATAACACAGCTGCTTGTAGTGCATATGTACTATCCCAATCAGAAGTAGAAACTTTTAATGTACTATCTTTAGGGTTATAAGTTGTAGGAACATCTTCTGCACTCTTTGATATGATAGTGTTAAAGATGAAACGAATAGATTTATCATTTCCTTTTACTTTATAGAAGGATCCGATATTTTTAATAAGAGTTCTCTTATCTACATCATCTTTTAGATATGCTTCGGGGAATGAATCTAAATATTCCTTCTCAAATGCCTTTGTAAGGGCATACAAGAAAAGATGACTCAAGTTATCTACATTTACCCCAGCACTATGCTCAACAGCAGCAGAAGACGAATAAACGTTCTCTGTGTACAAATCACCTAATTTAGTAGTTCCACTAACTCCTCTAGAAACTTCTGTTAATCTATTACCATCTCTTTCTTTATAAAACAGAATTTCATCGTCTATTTTAATATATCCGTTCCTTTCAGGGAAAGATACCCCATCTTCTATTATTACTTCATTAACTGTATCACTAATTGCAACAACTAATGTAGATCTTTCCTTTAATAAATGCTTCTCATAATAATCCACATCACGATAATTTGTGATATTTGTTATTATATCTAATGGTTGACCAGCAGATTCTAACTGCTCATAATAACCTTCTAAAACTTTAGTAAAGTTCTCATATTCAGCAGTAATAAAACCTGGCAGTTGATCTTCAATTAAAGAAGAGATCTGTGTATTCATTTACTCTGGATATACCGCAAATTTGCTGTTCGTAATATCTACATCTAGAAAAAGACTTCTAGTAGCAGAAATATCATTATGTTCTGGTTCTACTCGAACCTCAATCTTGTTATCATAAAATGATCCTTTTATGATGGTCAAATCATATAACTTAATTTCACCTTCAACATAATCAATATCTCCAATATTATCATTAACCACAACCTTATCACCAGTTGCAGGATCTATTCTATATAGTACTATTTTACCAACCCTATCTTCCATATACACCACATAATTTGGTTGTTCGGAAATTACAAAACCAGTACTGTTAACAACAGGTCCATCACATGAATTTTTAAAGGAATTCTGGAAGCACAACTCATAAAAATAGGTAGAGTTAATAGCAGGATAAAAATCCTTCCTCATAGTAACAGTAGTTGTATTTGATGTAATTGATGGATCAGTTTCATCTATAACACCAACATATTTACTATGACGATATTTACCATTAAATTTCTCTGTACCAGACAATCCAGAATAATCAGACACAGAAGTAATAACTTTTGATTTTATATCTTCCGCAAATTGATTAGTTACCCTTGTATTATAGTTAATTCTACTATTTAACTCAAGATAAACAATAGAAGGGTCTTTAATATCTGCAGTAACAGAAGCAACAGAATAATCCTTTAATTGCTCAATAATTTGTTGTTTAGTAAAGGTAGATAAACTAGATCCACTATTTGGTTTAATTACGATCTTAACCTTACCAAATTCAGGATATCTTTCCTCTTCCCCACCATAAACAATAATGTCAGAGACTGCTGGGTATATCTTACGTACTATCGCAGAGTAATCTGCTGCTGTAACTGCTCTATTTTGCGTTGCATAAAGTTTTGGAGCATTAAACTTGATCTTGTCAATATCTTCTATTGCTGCTCCTCCAGAGGCAGCAGAAATAGTTGTAATATTTGATACACTTAATGGAGGTGAAATACCATTTTCATCTTGTAATACACCACTAAAAGTAAATAATGATGCACCATTGGTTGCTTCACCATTAGTAGTTAAATATGATACTTCAACAAACTCATTATTGTCTAATTTACGTCCAATAACATCATCACCAAAGAAAAGTTGATACTGTTCATCTAAATTTTCATCAACATAGAAAATTGTATCACTAGCACCTATGTCAATAATACTATTTACTTGATTATAATAAACAAATGAGGTAGAATTCTTTTGTGGAAAAACTTTTACTCTAATTGTACTAGTATCTGCCCCAGAATTTGTTAATTTGAATTTTTGTTTAGTATTTGCTGTTTTA